TAGAAGATACATACTTATTCACTACGGCAACTTTCACACCGACACAAGAGGGTGTATTCTTGTTGGCTCTGGGTTTGCACAAATCAACGAGGACTCTTTGCTGGATATTACAGCATCAAAACGAACTCTCGCTAAGTTATTGGAGTCCACCAACGGAGATGGATTTAAACTAACCATAAGTTAGACGACAGTATTATGCCTAAGTTACCAAAATCAAGAAGTACTCGCCCTAAGAATGAATCTTGGGGTGGGGACACTTCTTTTTACAGAAAATCAGTTTGGAGAAATATGCGTAAGTATATTCTATCGCTTAATCCTTTATGCGTACATTGCACGAAGAAGGGAGAGTTGGCTAAAGCTGATGTAGTAGACCACATTCGCCCGATTAAGATGGGTGGTGCGATGCTAGACGAAGCAAATTTGCAAGGACTTTGCCACACTTGTCACAATAGAAAAACTAGACATGAGAATAACCCCAACGCTGAGATTCAGGAGTAACTACGAAAAGGTAACTTGCTCAAGGTTAGATGACTTAGGTGTACCATTTGAGTACGAAACAATCAACCTACACTACGAAGTGTCTGAACAAAGAAAGTACACGCCAGACGTTATACTTCCTAATGGAATTGTATTAGAGTTAAAGGGTAGGTTCACTACTCAAGACCGTAAGAAGATGCTTTTAGTGATAGCACAGCACCCTGATAAGGATATTCGAATGGTATTTCAACGACACACTAACACGCTATTTAAGGGAAGTAAAACTACTTATTCTCAATGGTGCGATAAAAACAAAATAAAATGGGCAGACAAAATAATACCGATAGAGTGGATTCAGGAACAACCGAAAAAACAACTGAAGAAATAAACCAAGCTAGAGATACTTGGGATTCGTGGTTAGGCGATATGTCCGACCGAGAGCAACCTGAATCGTGTACAATAGACAATCCAGATTGCGACTCTTGCGGAAGTTAAATTACATATACCATTCAACCTTAGGTAATTTCACTACCTTAAAGTGTTTCTTATACACAGCCATTGGAAGTAGAATGATAGAGGCTTCTTTATCATCTCCTCCTTTGATTATCTTTAACGTAGCTGTGTTATCTTTAAGCACCTTTTTCAGTTCGACTAAAGGAATGAAGAACAGAAACACATAATCCTTACTTATGTTAGTGTAGTTGTATATAAACACATCTGCTTCACTTACGGAGATTCCTGAAGGTTTATCGTTATCCTTTATTTCTAAAGCCATGTTACCTGTATTTTGGTACCTATCTGACTTTATCTCAAACTTAATCTCTCTGTCACCTTGGAATCCTTTTATGTCGTACCTTTTATCGTTGTTGTAAACGATATTAGTTACACCGTTAAGGTACAGGTAGAGACCGATTACTCGCTCCCACCTTTCACCCCAGGCTAAATCTTTTCTCCACAGCCTAATTCCCATCTGCGTCTTTGTGTTCGTTCCAAGAGTAATTGAATCGAACCGTATCGTTTGGAATATCCCAACTCGTAGTAGAGCTAGACGTTTCGTTCGCTTTATAAATACTGATTAACTTCTCTAAGTAAACTACCATATCCATAGCCTCTTCTTGCGTATGAATTAGCCAATCTAAGCGACTTAAATCTTCTCGCTCCATTGTCGTTCCGTATTTATCCTTTCCTACTTTAGCTCGCTCTAATATCTTCGTGCAAACTGAATCTTCTATTTTACTCATCTACGGATTATTTCTTATGTATTTTTCTACTAAAATCGAAGCGAATACTATCGCTAAGAATACTACTACAAATAATGTTGCTGTCATATCTACCTGGATTTAATTATTTCGTAGAACGCTGGGTCGAGTTCCTTTATCTTGGATTGAATCTTCTCCCAAGCCCATTGAACCTCTTTCTCTCCACCTATATCGTTTTGGCTTCCTGTATCTGAGTTGGCTACGTTAGAGCAATTTTGTTCGAGCAACTTATCTATCCTTAACCTGATAGCTTTATTGTCGTTGTACTTCGGTGTTAACTTTTTCATGTCGTTTAGTTTATAAGTTTTAACAAATGTACATAAAAAAAAGGGAAGAATCTAATAGACCCAACCCTTTTTAACCTAAAAACCTATGTGAACCTAAACAACACAAACGATATTCAAAGATAATCTTTTTAAACTTAACACACAACTATAAATAACAAATATAATCCAGATAGTACAAGTAATAATAAAACAGTATTAGATAAGTAATTACTAAAATCCATATCCGATTTCACTAAAGTGTGTCTATCCTTTTTAGGAGCTGGTTTCAACTCAGGTCTAACTTTCCTTAGTTTCGGTGGTGTCGGTGGTATCATCATTCCCATAGCTTTCTTTAGATTTAGCTAATCTCTTAGCGTTCTTATAACTTCGATTCGATTTACAAAAAGGACAACTACCATTACACCGACACGATTTATCAACTGCTTTCGATTTAGTGTAAGGTTTTTTCCTTGATTTACTCATCTAGTTTGTTTGTTTCGTGTGTACTTGTATAATAGTGGCTTGAGTGATTGTAAATCTCTATTCCTAGAAATTCAACATACAACCCATAAGCATCGGGCTTATCATCCCAATCCTCGTACCAAGTAAACGTAAATAATGAAAAATCATTAATCCTAAATAGAACAACGTCCATGCAGTCTAATTTAATGTATAAGCTAAATAATAATAAATCCATCTTATTTGTCCTCCTTTAATTTACAATCATTTATAATCCCTTTTAATTCTTCTAAGTCTATATCTGTAATGTTATCACAATTAAAACACTCAAAATTTACTTCTTTAACTTCTGAAGTAACAATTAACGTGTGGTAATCGGTTAATGTTGTAGTTGCTTTTTTAGAAAACTCATGTAATTCTCCTCGACTAAGAGTATCGGGCAACCTAATTATGAATATTGGTTTTGCGTTGTTACTCATCGTTCTTTAGTTTAGTTAAAACATTCAGCTCGTGTTTCAATTCTATAACAGCTCCAGCCATATCCATCTCGTTCGCTTGAGCCAACAGAACCTCTCGCTTATATTGCATCATCGTAAAGTAAACGTAAGTAAAAGCGACCGAACTCTCCTCGAACACATCTAATCGCTTTCGTAACTTCTCTGCTTGTGGATGGTCTGAAAACGAAACGTATTGGTCTCGCATCGTAGCTAACTCCTTCTGATGACTCAGGAACTTATCCATACTACTCATCTCGTCCATATTCGGGTCGGCATCTCTTAGTAATTGAATCGCCTTGGTTGTAATGTTATCGTGTGTTTTCATAGTTTGTTATATATTATTATCCATACAGAATATTGGAGTCTTATCCCCAACGTAAGAACCTAAAACATTATATTCAAGGTTCTCTATTACATCGAAATAGCAAGCAGGCTCTCCTTCGTAATTAAAACTAGTTAAATCTATTTCTATACATTTACTATAAGAGTAAATCAACCTGCAAGTCATGGAACAATAACCTATTACAGCATCATCGTACCCATCTGCTATTAGAAATTCTGACTCAGGATTGTTTTCTATTATTTGTTGTAGTTTATTCATAGTCTCTTTAAAATATACCGTTAGTTTTAGTTTTATTATCCACCTCTTGAATCGGGTCGATTGGGCTTCCGTTCTCGTTAAGGAATTGGAACCTTCGCTTATTGTACGAGTAGAACAATCCGATTGGACTTTGCTCTGGAGTAGGTACACCGACTAATTTCTGAAACTTCACCTTTTGTACGTGTATCTCAGTTAGGTTCCAATTCTCACTCTGAGGGTTCCTGTGAAATACTATAAAGTTATCTGCTCTGTTTCCAAACATAGCACCATACTCTACATCGCTCATATTCGGAGCAGGTCGAGAACCATCTTCGTTTCTTCTTCGATTCGCTGCCGTACCAGGGTGAACTACTAAATAGAACGCTACCTTGTTTTTCTTAATGAATCGCCTTATATTAGATAAAGCCTCGTAGTAGTACTCGTACTTAGATTGCTTCTCTGCTGACTTTAAATCGTTAAGTGGGTCTATCGATACACCATCTATCTTAACCACTTGCATATAGTCTTGAAACGCTCCTAGTACATCCTCAACGGTTGGAGTCTCATCGAACGTAAGAACGGTAAAGTGTTCGTAAGCCCAATTGATAGCAGTAAGGTACTCGTCTTGATTTACTCTGTTATGGAAATCTTTATCGGCTGTGTTTCCACAATACATTTCGGCTATATCTATCATCAAATCACCTACAGGTTCATTCTCAGGACAGTACATTAACCATTTCCAACCGTAAAGTTTAGATGCCATTATCATTAAAAAGAGTTGACTCGTTGTTTTACCTATGTTAGCAAAACCTGTCATTATAGTAAGCTCTCCTTTTCTGAACGTGTAGTGTGGGTCAAGTGGAGTTATTCCTGTAGACAACCCTTTAGTGTAACCTTTAGAGTATATCTTTTTACAATAATCATTGACCTCTTGTTTCGAAGTAATCCTATAAGAAGCCATACTAGCCTTTCATAGCTTTTAACTGACCTCCTAAGTAATCGGAGTCAGGTACGTTAGTTTTATTCCGAGAAATCCATCCTGAAGCCGACATCTTCCAATTCTTCATTTTCGATTTACCAATCATCCAGCCTTTAGACTCGTAGAAATAGTAAAACTTTTCACCTTCATTCTTTGTACTACCTTTTTCTTTGAAGTAGCCAATTGCTTCAGCGATGGACTCTGGATTACCTCGGGGGGAGGGTTCGCTCGTTGCAATCTCTTTAGGTGAATCAGTAAGCTCTAATTGAGGGTTACCTTCATCGACCCAAGTAATTTCGTTTTTAATCAAAAGAGCCAATATAGATTTATGGACTCTATTATTCTCGTTAAGTTTACCACCGTACTGAAACGATATAAACCCTGTTAAGTACCAACGACCATTTGCAAGCTCTAAAACTCGAACCTTATCGCTATTGACTACACCTATAAACTCTTGTATGTCAATCTTATGTCCTATAAGTAACTCAAATAGTCTCTTGTTAGGTTTAAATATACCAGCGTGGTCGCAATTGTCGCAAACGTATATCCAAAATAGTTTATGTGAGCTGTTTAAATCGAGGAACCAATCTTCGTTCCACTTTGTTGTGTCGGTAAATCTCTTTGCCATCATCGTTAATGTTTATTTTAGGTATGTAGGTTAGGTTTAGGTAAAAGTAAGGAGGGGCTATTAACCCCTCACTTTATTTAGAACGGTAAAGGGTCTTTCAAATCACTTGCTTTACTATAGCCGTCATTTGCTTCTCCTTCAGTTTTCTTTGCGTCTGAACCAAAGATTTTCCAAGCTTGAAGGTCAGTATAGTACTTTCCGTTGTACTCTCTTGATTCTACATTGAACGACACGTCAACTCTTTGACCTGCTTTGTTAAATTTCATAAGGTTATCTACCTTTTCTTCTCCGAACACAGAGAAAGCTACATCTTTTGGATAATCACCATCCGTTGTTACTACGAATCCAGACTTCTTCCAAGCGTTTCCACTTTTAGCAGTTCCTTCTTCGATTGGTAAAATCACTTTAATCGTTCCGTTTAATTCTAAGTTACTCATAATTATTGGTTTTGTTTGTTATACTCGGTTAGCACTTCTTGGACAAATCTACTAAAATCTTTTGAATTTAACATAGTGTCAACAAGTATTTCTTTTAAAGTTTCTCCATCTGTATTTACATTCACTCTACTTATGTACCCATCGGAGCTATCAGGGTACTCGCAAGAGATTAAAACGAACTCATCGCACCTATCTGCAATCTCTTCGTGAGCCACATCGACTATATTTACCTTCATCATCCTACCGAATTAGTCATTATTAACCTGTACAAAGAGTCGTTTTTAACTTCTATCGCTCCTTTACTATTTAATATGTTCGTAATCTTACGTCTAAGGAAGGTTTCAGTTTTAACTCTTTTGTGTCCTGTCATTCTCCCTAGTAAAACTCTAAAATCATTATCCACTTCAGATAAGATTAAGAATTGTTTCTTAGAGTGTATAACGCTTGTGTGGTCTCCGTTAGTTAAACCACCTATCTCAGCTAAACTAAACTCTTTATCTGTTGATAGTAAGTACCTAATAGAGTGTCTAGCGTTCATTACGTCACGAGTCCTGGTCTTTGTAAACACAACCTTTGGGTCGACTTTCCAATAATCGCAACAAATTTGTCTAGCTTCAGTCATTCGCTCTAATCCGTAATCGCTTACTTTGTGCTGTATCATATCGTTTCGTGTATTATGTAGTTATCTGCTTTTACTTGAGTCTCGCAATATCGTTTCTTATCTTCTAATAACTCAACGTACTCTTGTCTACCCCTTTCAATAAACTCATCCGAACAAGTAAATATACCTATCTGATGCGGTGCGTTCGATTCGATTACAATGAACACGAAGTTTTTCGCTCCGAACCCATCCATGTAAAACGCTGCTTGACGATGATAAGCGAAGTTGTAAGCACTCCTCTTAAAATCTTTAACGTCCTTTCCTGTAGTCTTAATATCAACTAAGGTCGCTCCGTTATCAATAATTATATCTGCTTTTCCTTTACACTTACTCATCGTGCTAAAGTCTAACCAAGTCTTAGGAACTTCAGTCTCACAATTATCTAGTATAGATTTAACCTCTGGGCAATTGTAAAGTTTCCTCTTTAATCTTTTAGCTAACTCATACTGCTCCATCGTCATAAGATACTTACGACCCTCTTTGCAATCTAAATCTTGTTGAATCTTCCACTCTTTATTAATCTTAGAAGTCATTCCCTTTTCTTGTTCGGGTCTATCGTCTGGATTAAACACAGCAAAGTTCGCATCTACCTTCTCAGGCTCGAGTATCATCGTGTGGACTAAAGACCCAAACCTTAAAGCAGCTCCATCTATCTTCGCTCCGTTACGCATCTTCCAATAGTAAGCTGGAGACCGTTTAACGTACCCTAATTGAGAATTGGTAGTGTATTCCCAATCTCCGTAGTACTCCTCGTCATCGTTAAAATTCTTCATCTTTTCCTATATCGTTTAAGTCGTGGTTAGTAGTAGGTTTACTTAGGTTGCTAATAGTTAATAAAGCTTTAAACACAATGTGTAACCAAAACATTACCCAAATAAAAGTTGGTACATTTGAATTACTCAACATCCAATACATAATAATTTCTATCATTTCTTAGCCTCCATTATAGCGTTCATAATAACTTGCTCTTGTCCTTTACTTAAAGAGTACTTAGGTATAGCTAATTCAACTTGCCCTACTTTACCACTCTTAATAGCATCCAGCATCGAAGTTTCAACTTCCTTAGTCATCTTACTAACACTAGGCTTCTTATCCCTAATCCTCAACGCATCGACCACGTCTCCAAACGCTTTAACTCCCTTCTCTACAAAAAGAGTTACCCTCGTTCCGACCCAATCCTCTACTAATCCACTACCACTTACCTTCTCTATCGCCTTCGCATTAGTTCGGTTAAGTATCATCGGCTTATCCATCTCAGTAAAGAACACTACAAAGCAATCTTCTTTACGTCCACTTTGTCCTGTAACCTTAGCCGTACCGACCCCCTTTACCGTAACCACTACTTCTCTCTTTCCATCTAACGAGTACGAACCTAAGTAGTCGTAGTTAAATTGTTTCTTCCAATGTCCATCCATAATTCTAATCTTAATTGTTTCTGTTAAATGAAGTTATACCTCCTATTGAGTTCAACAAGAGTAACATCCCTAAAAATCTCCATCCACTAGAGAAAATCCAATCTAATACTTCAACCATAATCGTTTACTATTTAATTGTTACTACTATATAAAAAGGGTGGGGTGGTCTAATTTCCTACGCACCACAGCTCCCAAAACCAATCTTTCACTTATTGCACCTACACATTACCTATACCTCTCTTATAAGGTACCTATATGTAATATCACTTATATCGTTTATAAAAGAAATAAAGTACTTATCACAATTTAAACTATCTTGAACTCTTCCGTTTTTCATTACAAGACTAAATCTTAAACTAGGTGTACTATCACTCTTTAAATCGTTCGGAAAAAAAACGTAATTAATCAAAACCGATTCTGCTTGCTCCGAATTATTGAAGTTCCAACAGTTAATTATCATCGGTCGAATTACTTTAGTTAAGTACGCTTCGTTCAGTTTCATATCGATTCGTTTAGGTTATTTCGTTTCAACAAATGTAGATAACTTATTTCGATTGAACTAATATTTTTAACAATTACTTTCGAATCTTT